GTCCGAGCGCACCGCTGACACGTACATCGCCCGTGCGCGGGACATCTTGCGCGCTGACTGGGAAACGGACCGCCTGACTTTTACAGCAGAGATCCTGGCCCAGCTCGCCACGCTCCAAAAAGAAGCCCGCAAGACCAATAATCTCAACGCTGCACTGGGCTGCATCAAAACCGCCGCGCAGATTGCCCAGGTGCTTCAGTGAGCGGAATCCTGAGCCACATCCCAACTGGCTCGGTGCTGCACCGCATCGGTGAAGGCAACTCCGAACTTGACGTCGCCAAGCTGCTCAATCGGATCCGAGAGGATTTGCACCCAGGCCAACGGGCCTTTGTCGATGACGACAAGACCGAAATCCTTGGCATTTCTGCCGGCTACGGCGCAGGCAAGACAAGAGCATTAGCGGCAAAGAGCGTCTTCATGGCAGCCGCCAACCAAGGCTTCACCGGTTGCGTCATGGAGCCCACTGGGCCTCTGATTCGTGATATTTGGCAGGCAGATTTCGAAGGCTTTCTTGAGCAGTACGAGATCCCGTATACCTTTCGCGCATCACCGCTGCCTGAATATCTGCTGCACTTCCCAGGTGGAGACAGCAAATTGCTGTGCCGTTCCTTCGAGAACTATTCCCGCATCATCGGCCTCAACTTGGCGTACATCTTGTGCGATGAGATTGATACGGTGAACCCTGCCATTTGCACGCGCGCGTTCCCCAAGATCCTCGGCCGCCTCAGGGCCGGCAACGTGCGCCAGTTCAGCGCCGCATCAACGCCTGAGGGCTTCCGTTGGATGTGGAACACGTTCGGCACCGAAGAGGCGCAGCAGCGCGAAGACCGCAAGCTCATTAGGATGCGCTCGGCGGATAACCCTTATCTGCCTCAAGACTTCATCGAGAGACTGCAAGCCAACTACGATCCGAGCCTGTTGCAGGCTTACCTAGAAGGCCAATTTTGCAATCTCACAACTGGTCAGGTTTATGACCGGTTTAGCCGCGAAAAACATGTCACCAACTCGATTCCTGACGTCAGCATGGAACCACTCCGCGTGGGTGTTGACTTCAATATCGGCAACATGTCTGCGGTGATTGGTGTTCGTCTTGGAGAAAACCTTCTCCTGATCGACGAGATCAGCGGTGCACATGACACCGACGCCATGGCTCAAGAGATACGACTCCGCGCTAACGGACGCCAGGTTTACGTCTACCCTGACGCATCAGGCGGTAACAGAAGCACGAATGCCTCGCGGACTGACATCCAGATCTTGGAGTCCTACGGGTTCAGCAATCAATCTCCAAAGGCCAATCCTCCCATCCGTGATCGGGTGGCTTCTGTTCAGGCTTTGCTGGAGAACGGGGCAGGTCAAGTAAGGCTGCAGGTTGCCGCCAACTGCAAGCGCACCATTGAGTGCTTGGAGCTGCAAAGTTATACCGAGGCTGGTGATCCTGATAAAGATGCGGGCTACGACCACATGAATGATGCGCTTGGCTATCTCGTCTACCGGGATTTCTCAATGCTCCACGCCCGCGCTGGTCGTGGTACTGGGATCCGTCTATATTGATTTCACTGAGATCTGACGGAACAGCGACTGGGTGATACCAGATCGCCGTCACGACTGTTCATCCGGATGAACTGGCCGATTCGTTTCTAGAGCGTCTAACGGGATCAAAGTCCTTGAAAGGGGGTAGGTGAAGAACCGCCCCCTTTCTTGTGTCTGTAGTTCTCTCGATTAACATCAGAGTATTGGGCGGGTTTTAGCTGTGTACACAGCCTTTTCTGGTGGGCGTCAACGCATCGGCAATGTCACGGCCGTTAATGACCCGAACACCGCGTGGATGAATATGGAGCCCCACTGGGGCTTGATTGAACATTTGTTGGGCGGCACTTACAAAATTCGCAAGGGACATCGCAAGTTTCTTCCACAAGAACCTCGAGAACTTGATGAGGCATATGACAACAGACTGCAGCGATCAGTTTTAGCCCCGTATTACGTTCGCCTAGAGAGAATGCTTGCGGGCATGTTGACCCGTAAGCCTGTCCGTCTTGACGACGTTTCCGATCAAATCCGTGAGCAGTTGTTCAATGTTGATCTTCAGGGCAACGATCTCCAAACGTGGCTGTTCTCAACAACCAGGGTCTGCATCCGATATGGGCACGTTGGCGTTCTTGTTGACGCCCCGGCTGCTGGCCAAAACGGCCGCCCTTACTACGTCACTTACACGCCCAGAGATATTTTGGGCTGGCGGACTGAGCTGGCCGATGGAGAGCAAAAGCTGACCCAACTGCGGCTGCAGGAAAAGATTCTTGTCCCCGACGGCCTCTATGGCGAGAAGGAGGTGATGCAAGTCCGCGTCTTAACTCCTGGCGCTTTTGAGATTCACCAAAAGGACGCCAAGGGCGACTTCCGCGTTGTTGATGAGGGCCGCACAAGCCTGAGCGAGATCCCGTTCAGCGTGGCTTATTCAAACCGGATGGGCGTGCTGGAATCGATCCCGCCTCTGGGTGACATTGCTGAGCTGAACCTGCAGCACTATCAGACGCAAAGCGATCTGAGCAATCAGCTTCATATCAGCGCAGTTCCCATGTTGGCAATCTTCGGATTCCCTCAGTCTGCGGAAGAGATCAGTGCTGGCCCTGGCGAGGCCATGGCTCTTCCTGAGGGAGCCTCGGCGCAATACATCGAGCCCTCTGGCAACAGCTACGACGCACAGTTCCGCAGGCTGGATCAAATTGCGTCTCAAATAAACGAGCTGGGACTAGCTGCGGTTCTTGGCGCGAAGCTTGTCGGCGAAACTGCAGAGGCCAAACGGATCGATCGCAGTCAAGGCGATAGCACCATGATGGTTGTTGCCCAGCAGATGCAGGATCTGATCGACAATTGCCTTCGCTTCCATGCCCAGTACATGGGCGAAGCAAATGCCGGCAGCAGCCTGGTCAACCGCGACTTCATGGGCACCAGGCTTGAGCCTCAAGAGATTCAAGCCCTGCTGCAGCTTTACACCGCCGGCACCATCACCCAAGAGACTTTGCTGCTTCAGCTTGAGGCCGGCGAAGTTTTGGGCGACGACTTTGACGTAGAGGAGGAGATCGAAGCCACGCAGAACGGCGGCATGATCGAGATGCAGCAGCCAGAGCCTGAGCCTGCGCCTGAAACAGAGGCCACAATGCCAGAAGCGGTTAGCGAGGCTGATGAGCTGGCTGGATAATCTGCGGAGACCAGAGCCGCCACGTAAGCAGTTGCTGTTCTTTGCTAAGGAGGAATTAGCGAACGAATACTTCGCTGTGATCCGCATGACCTATTTCAGCAAGGGAAAAATTTCGAAAGTAACCGAGATGCATATCCACTGCTACGACCTAAATGCCAGGGCAAAGTTTCACAGCACCGTGAAATTTGCGCTTAAGGCTGGTGCGGATGTTTCGGCGCTTTGCGTCACAGCGGCTGACGAGTTGGGGATTGAGCCGGCATGAGTGAACTTCAAGAGATATTCCGCAACGCGATTGATCTGAATCGCTATAGCAACAGTGTGTCGCGACGTTTGATCCGTGCATACAACGACGCTGTGCTGGACGCTGTTGATCAGCTGCGTGGGATTGATGAGCTTGCGTCGCCTGTTAAAGCTGCACGGCTTCGGGCCATTCTCGCGCAACTAAACGATTCACTCCGCACCTGGTCCGGCGACAGCATCGCCACGATGACTGAAGAGCTGCAAGGCTTGGCGGTGTTGCAGTCGGAGTTTGCAGCGGAGCAATTAAAGAAGGCGCTGCCTGCCGGAGCAGCTGCAACCGTTGGCACGGTGGAGATCAGCCCAGCCTTAGGGCAAGCAATCGTCACGAGTCAGCCGACGGTGGCTGGCGTGGTCAATCTGAGCGATAGCTTTGAGCGGATCGCAAGAAATGCTGTCACATTTCAGCTAACCGTCGGGCAAGAGATAAGCCTGCCTAATGGTGAGGTTGTCCGCGAAGCCTTCAGCAAGATGTCCGCCAGGCAAGCCGAGCTATTCAGCGTCGCTGTACGAAACGGTTTGCTCGAAGGCGAATCGGTGCCGAGCATTGTCCGCAGGCTGAAAGGACGGCTGACTAAAGAGCAACGCGGATCTATCGACACGATCATTGCGGCAGGCGGCCAAGCAACCAGCATTCCGAACAATCAGATCAGGGCAATCGTTCGCACTAGCGTGAATCAAGTTGCGACCGCAGCGGATCAGATCATCGCGGCGCAAAACCCTGAGGCGACACGCAAATATCGATATACAGCCGTGTTGGATACGCGCACATCAGCAATTTGCCGTGCTCTTGATGGCAAGGTTTTTGCGCATGGCAAAGGACCGTTGCCGCCGCAGCATTTCAACTGCCGCTCGCGTTACGTCAACATCCCTCGTGGTTTGGAAAAAGAGTTTGAGGAGATACGCGACGACTATGGCGAGTGGTTGAACAAACAGAGTGAATCGGAGAGGCGGAAAGTTCTTGGCCGTGACCGTCTTGCTATGTGGGATGGGCTGGTCAAAAAGTTCGGCCCATCTGATGCAATTCGCAAGTTTGTAGCCAAGGATGGCTCAGAGCTAACCTTGGATGAGTTACGCAAACGCGGCTATGGCCCCGCTTCCAAGTAAGTATCAATTCACGGCTCAAGGCGGTCAAGCCAAGCCCAAGGCGACGGCTAAGAAAAAGTCCGCTAAAAAGGAAGAACCTAAGGAGGCTGACTGATGCCTAGTGGTCCTGGCACATACGGCTCAAAGATGGGTCGGCCGCCTAAAAAGAAAAAGAAGAAAGGCACCAAGAAAAAGTGATGGCACGGAAGCAGCGGCGCGTTTCGAAGGACAAGGCCACCGGCCTGCCTAAAAAGTACCTGTCGGGTGCAAAGAACCGCGCTGCTAAAGCCCGTGAGATCAAGCGAACTGCTGAGGCTTACAAGCGCGGCGAGTTCATCGACATCAAAGCCGTTTCAGCATCGAGGGCCAAACAAGGTGGCACCAAAAAGAAAACCACTAAGCGAAAGCGTAAAAAAGGCGCTTCGTAAAAAGGCTGAAGGCACCCGCTTCACCTACGGCCAACTAGCTGCTGTGTATCGGCGTGGTCAGGGCGCTTACCTTGGCAGTGGCTCGCGCAACGTGCCGATGGCGGCTTGGGCTATGGGTCGGGTCAACAGCTTCATCTCTGGGAAGGGTGGAGCGCGAAAGGCCGACGCTGACTTGCTTAAGAAAGGCAAGAAAAAGTAATGGCGCAGATCAAACGCGGTGGCCACACGTTTCAGGGGTTTGATAAGCCCATCCGCACGCCGAACCATCCGAGCGGCAAGTCTCATGCTGTTGTCATTAAGGACAAAGGCAAAGACCGGCTCATTAGGTTCGGTCAGCAGGGTGCTAAGACGAAACCTCCGCGCAAAGGTGAGACTGCTGCGGATAAAGCTAAGCGAGCGTCATTTAAGAAGCGCCACGCAAAAAACATCGCGAAGGGCAAGACATCTGCCGCATATTGGGCAGACAAAGTAAAGTGGTCGTGAAATCTAGCCCGTGGCTAATTCATGGCTGAAGAAAACATTGCTCCCGTGGAGCAAAATGTTGACGCTCAGAAATGGCAATCAGAACTTGACGCAATGCGTCGAAAGAATGCCGAGCTGCTGAAAGAGTACAAAGACTTCAAGGAATCGGTCAAAACTGTCCCTGACGGTGTTGATGTTCAGGAGTTGCTTGAGTTCAAGCGTTCTGTCGAACAGAACAAGCTTGAATCAGAAGGCAAGTACACCGAGGCGCGTCAGGCTCTTGAGCAGCAGTTCCGCGAAGCTGCTGAAGCCAAGGACAAGCGGATTGCTGAGCTTGAAGCACGAGTCCGCGAGCTTGAGCTGATTGCGCCTGCGAACACAGCATTGGCCAATGTTGTGCATGATCCGAGCATCGTATTCAAAGCAGACCTGTTGAAGCCGGATCAAATTGAGCGCGAAGCCGATGGCACGGTTGTTGTCGTCAACGGCTATGAGCGCAAGCCGATTAGCGAATGGGCCAAAACTTTGCCCAGCTATATGCAGAAGGCACCCAAGCCTGTTGGCAGTGGTGCGCCTTCAGGGCGCAGCGTTGGTGGAGACATCCCACCAGGCACAAAGAATCCTTTTGCCAAAGAGTCCTACAACCTCACAGAACAGTCCCGGCTCTATCGCACAGATCGGGATATGTACGAGAGGTTGAAAGCCGCTGCAAGCCGTTAATATGTTCAATAAGGCAAAGCCGTGCTGAGCCAAACCGGGCCGTGCCCACACCGTAAACATCATTTCAAGGAGGTTTTGTCATGGCGACTCTTCGCTCTGACATCATCATTCCTGAGGTATTTACGCCTTACGTCATTGAGCAAACAACTCAGCGTGATGCCTTTTTGGCTAGCGGTGTGGTGCAGCCGATGGCGGAGCTGAATGCTTCAGAAGGCGGGGGAGACTTCGTTCAAATCCCGTTTTACAAAGCAAATCTGTCAGGCGACTTTGAAGTCCTGACAGATAGCTCTTCACTGACTCCCGGCAAGATCACTGCTGACAAGCAAGTTGGCGTCGTTCTGCATCGTGGCGATGCGTGGGAGGCGCGTGATCTCGCAAGCCTCGCATCCGGTAGTGACCCTATGGCCGCTATTGGCCAAAAAGTCGCTGATTATGTTGCCAATCAACGCCAAAAAGATTTGCTGTCCTGTTTGGCTGGCGTCTTTGGCGCTGTTGGTGACACCAGCTCAGCTGCTTTTGCTGGACTTGCCGTGGATGGCGCGTCTGGTGACACCCCTACGCAACTGACTGCACGTCAGATTGTCGAAGGTCAGTCCCTGCTGGGCGACCAAGGGGAAAAATTGGCTGCCATTTGCGTACACCCAAAAGTGTATTTCGACTTGAAAGAGCGTCGTGCACTTGACTATGTGTACGATTCCGCTGGTCAGCCTGATGGCAGCGCAACCCAAGGTTCGCTGGCTAACGCTTTTGGCGACGTTGGTGTTCCCACCTTCATGGGAATGCGCGTGATTGTGTCTGCTGATGTGCAGACTGCTGGCCACGGCGCCTCCACTGAATACGCCAGCTACATGTTCACGCAAGGTGCCGTTGGCTCCGGTGAGCAACTCGGACTTCAGACCGAGACCGATCGTGACATCCTCGCTAAGAGCGATGCCATGTCGATCGATCTGCACTATGTGTATCACCCGATCGGTTCTTCGTTCTCCACTTCCGTTTCCAACCCCACTCGGGCACAACTGGAAACTGTGGGTAACTGGACCAAGGTGTACGAGACCAACAACATTGGCATCGTGCGGATTACCACCACCAGCGCTCTGGATTGAGGAGGTAACTAACCATGGCATCCATTTTTGAGGCAACAGCGGGCTCTCTGATTGGCCCTACTACTGGCGGCACTGTCACCCAGGCCACCAACAAAGGAACTGCCGTGACGCTCAACACAGCGTCCGGTCAGATCACCATGAACGGCGCTGAGCTTGCTGGCGCTGCTGAGGTGACCTTCCAGGTCAACAACGACAAGATCGCTGCCACTGACGTGGTGGTGGTCAACCACAGCTCTGCCGGTACTGCTGGCAGCTATTTGGTTCAAGCCAACAGCATTGCTGCTGGTTCGTTCAAGATCACTGTGGCGAACGTTGGTTCGACCGCTAGCGAAGCCATTGTGCTGAGCTTCGTGGCTCTGAAGGGCGCAAGCTCCTAATGGGTCTCTTCGCCTTTAGGCGGATGAAGGAACGTGAGGCTGCTGCACAAGCGGCGGCCTCCGCTCCTGAAAAGCCGACCAAAAAGACTTCTACTGTGACGCCCGATGGCAGTAACAATCGACGCAACAGCGGGCGGCGCAAACGCCAACAGCTACCTGACGCTAAGTGACGCTCAGGACATTGTTGACGGCATGGTCGAAGATGCAGACGTGACCGCATGGGCCTCTGCAACTGACGATCAAAAGAATCGGGCGCTCTATACCGCGACGCAGCGATTGGATCGTGAGCGGTTTCTTGGCGCAAGGGCAACGGATACACAGGCGCTGCAGTGGCCGCGCACTGGTGTTCGCAAGCCTGACACTTACGTCAACACATACGCAACAGGTTTTCCGTTTCGCATCTCTGAGGATTACTTCACCGACACCGAGATCCCGGATCAGGTCAAGCGTGCTCAAGTTGTCCTTGCTGTCTACCTGAACAACAACAAAGACGGCATTGGATTGAGCGGCCTTGAGGATTTCAAGAACGTTCAGATCGGCAGTCTGAACGTGACACCCGACAAGACGGGTGCAGTTGGTGCTGATCGTGTTCCACCGTTACTTGAACGGTATCTGACGGGGCTTAGAATTAGTGGACCAGGCAACATCGCTATCAAACGGAGCTGACCATGTACGCAGACCTTTCAGGCGGCTTCGA